AGCAAAAGAAACTGCATCAGGTGCGGGTTTCGTATTGGGAGGTAAGGACTTTACCCAGACTGGAGACAATCTAGCATGGCTTGGGTTAAATCATGAAGAGATTCGTGAGTTTATGAAAGTTAATCCAATGTTCAAGGCTGAAGAAGATGCTCCGGCCTAGCGGTAAGCGTTACGCTACAACCAACTTACTTAGCTATGATGGTGTAAAAATCCCTGCAGGTTATCAGACCGATGGGATTAGTTATAAGTTTCGTGTGCTAGGAATATTCCTAAATCGTTTTGACCCGCGATATATTCACGCGGTTATCTTTCATGACTACATTATCGAGGTGATGGGTGATTGGGAGTTAGCCAACAGAGTGTTTGCCGAGTTACTACCTGACACCTTTACCAGTAAAGTGATGATTAAGGCGGTTGCTTTATATCGCTTGGTTAATCAGTATTAATTAAGTAGATTTTGATTAACACTCGTAACTACCTAAAAAATTTAGTAAAATAGAACACGGAAAGAACCCTCTTATTGAATTGTCAGTAAGGGGGTTTTTGCGTTTATGGAGATAAGAAATGCCTTTAGAGAATGCCAGTTTAATACATGAGCTGATAGACACGAATCCAGATGGTTCAGACCAAGGTAAGTTTGCAGATGACCATTTACGAATGATTAAAAAAGCTGTACTTGGTACGTTTCCGAATTTAACTGGTGCTGTGACATCAACAGCAGAAGAGTTAAATCAGGTAACACTAGAAAACCTTGTGCCTACTGGCCTTATCTCTATGTGGTCTGGTACAAACGCAACAATACCATCAGGGTGGGCTTTGTGTGATGGTTTGAATGGCACACCTGATTTAACTGATAGATTTATCTTAGGTTCAAGTGATGATACTAGAGGCGCGGTAGGTGATAGTCATACAGCAACCACAAGCACAGATGGTAGTCATAATCATGGTGGCACAGAGGGTCATGCTTTAACAGAAGCTGAAATGCCTAGCCATACTCACGGGTTAAGGCTTATGACTTCTTCCACTGATGGTGGTGAGTATTCGAGTTCAGGTGTGCAGGGTGATGTAAACAGTTTGGTTGGTTACAACATGAATGCCAATAACTATGCTACACCTACTGGAGGTAATCAAACACACAGTCATGGCATTGCCTTGGATGGTGAGCATAGCCATACAGTAGATACACGCGGCAAGCATTATAAGCTTGCTTTTATCATTAAGCTATAAGTAAGGCTGATTTATGTCTCTAACACCAATAAGAAATCTAGGCTCTATCGGAATAGTTAAAGATAAAGACTCATACGATTTACCGCCAAACGCTTTTAGTGGCGGTTTAAACGTCATTAGTGAAGATGGTGCAATCATTAAAGCTTTAGGTTACGACAATGTTTCCTGGGTAGATAGTGCAGTTTTCGGTTGCGGCTGGTATAACACGGTTGAAAACAGTCATATTTACGTCAAATCTGATGGTTCAATCCATAGATGGAACGGTACAGCCCTTACGCCTTACGATGCCAATATTATTAATAACGGAAATGACTATTACCAATTTGCAAAAGCAGGAACACACCTAATTATCAATAACGGTATTGACGTGCCATTTACCGCATCACCAGGCGGTTTAGGCTTACCAACTATATCACTAGACTATCTAGCGAATTGGGATAGTACATGGCGGTGTAAGGTTATTAAAATCTATAAAACCTTCATGGTGGCAATCGGTATGCAAAAAGGCTCTACCGAATACCCAATGATGATTAAGTGGTCAGATGCGATAGAACCAAACTCTACCAATGCGAATTGGGATGAAACAGATGTAAATTCATTAGCGGGTGAGAACGTCCTTACTGGTGGCGATGGTGAAATTCTTAATATTGAAGAGTTAGGCGACCAGTTAATGATTTACACGCCTTCTTCTGTATGGTCGATGCAGTTTGTTGGCGGTCAATACGTCTTTAACTTTCGCAAGGTGTTTGCAGATACAGGAATAGCATCACAAGATTGTGTTGTTGAATTTGATGGAAAACACTTTTGTGTTGCGATTGACGATATTTACGTGCAAAACGGCACGACAAAAGAATCTATTAGCGATGGTCGTATTACTAATTCATTTATTAATGAGTGTGATGATATGTCGAGCGTTAAAGTTTATAAAGACTCAAGCAACAAGCTTATTTACGTTTGTTACAAAACAAAGTCATCAGACTACTTGAATAAAGCATGGGTTTGGAATTGGGTAACTAATGCGTGGACTAACATAGAATTACCAAATATCACTCAAGTATTTACTGCTCCAAGATTGGGGACTCCTGCAACTTACGAAGATTTAACCGAATTATATGACACATCAACTTGGACGTATAACTCGCTTGACCCTAAATACCGTGAAGAGCAAATGTACTGGGTTCGTTCAGATGGATTTGTCGATTTAAATGGCACATCTTACACGCATAATGGCTCTCAATATTCTAGTTATGTCGAACAGGTAGCAATAGATTTAGATGAAGTAACAGGAAGCGGCACGAGAGATATTAAGCAGTTAAGTCGTATCTACCCTCAAATATCAGGCGAGGGCGAAGTTACTATTAGAGTAGGTGGGTCAAACAATCCGCAAGGCTCTATTAAATGGGATATACCAGTTACTTACGATATTAAAACCGATCATAAAGTGGACACTAGAATAACCTATCGTTACTTAGCAATTCGATTAGAGCAGAATACGGCAGGCTCATTTAAGTTAACAGGGTGGGATTTAGACATCAACCCTCAAAGGTATCAAAGATGAATCAGCAGTATGTTTTTAACCCATTGCCAAAAGGTAATTTAAACGATTTAGCCTACGGAATAGAGCAGGCTTTACAGCAAATATCAATGTCTTTGAATTTAGATAGCGTAAAGGTTTTGCCAGTTTTAAACAAAGAGCCTGGGTATGTGGTTGATGGAATGCTTTGTATTTGTGATGGTACTAATTGGAATCCGCTTGGTGATGGAATTAAAAGAGCGGTTATCCGCGTTGATGGAATTTGGAAAGGGGTAAGTTAAGATGTTTCAAGAATTATTCGGTGGCTCAAGTAGTAAGCAGAGCAGTAAAAGTTCAAGTGATGTATGGAATGCACAGCAACCGTATTTAAAAGATATTTACAGTAACGCACAAGATTTATATAACCAAGGCTGGCAAGCGCCAGGCGTAGCGGGTTTTAACAATATTCAAAACGATGCTATGGCTAACATGTTGGGGTATGCTAATACAACAGGCATGGATATTGCCAACAACAACATGAATCAAGCCAGCCAGTTAATGAGCGGCTATAACCAGGCGCAAAATTACTATGGCGATTTAATGAATGGTGGTACTCAGTTTAACACTAATGCGAACCAGTTCATTAACTCGGACTTAGTAAACAGTCAAATTAATGCGGCTAATAGTGCGGTGGATGATCAGTTTGGGCAAGCAATAAATGGTATTGCTGCACAAAGCGCAGGCGGTGGTAACACAGGCTCAACACGAAGAGCAGCAGCAGAAGCTATGATGGCGAAAGAAGCGGCAGGACTCAAGGCAAATAACGTATCTAACATTCAGAACAATGCCTATCAAAACGCTATGAATCAAATGAATTTAGGTGCTAATAGCATGATGAATATGGCGAATCAAGGCACAGCAATGATGGGTGATGCTTTTAGTATGGGTATGCAACCTTATCAAACAGCATTAAGCGTTGGCGGTATGCAACAAGATATGCAACAAACACAGTACGATTGGCAGAACAATAACGAATGGGATTTATTGTCACGCTATCAAGCGGCTATGGGTTCACCAGTTATGACTAGCGAATCATCATCAAACAGTTCAAGTTCAAGCTCTGATGGAATTTTAGGCGGTATTGCGGGCGCTATTTCTGCCTTCTCTGATGAGCGACTGAAAGAGAATATTAATCCTATTGATTCAGCGTTAGATAAGTTGCTTTCTATTCGGGGTGTTACATGGGATTGGAAGTCTGATAAGTCGGCTTCTGCTGGTGTAATTGCTCAAGAGGTTGAGAGCGTACTTAATGCAGTACGTGAGAACGCAGAAGGCGTTAAGGTTGTGGACTACACAGCAATCACGGGTTTAGCAATCGAGGCGATTAGAGAGCTTAAAGATATTATCGAATCTAAAGAAAAGGAGGTGGCGTAATGAGTGATTTACAGCAAATCTATAACATGGGTTATGGGCAGTATACAGACTTAATGCGACAGCGTTCAATGGGGTTGCAACCTATCTACGGACATCAAGCACAAATGCCACAAATGCAGATGCAAATGCAACCGCAGTCACAAAATAACGGTTTTGCTCAAGGTCAAGCTTTGGGCGGTGCGTTAAGCGACTTTACAAGCGGTTACTTTGGCGCAGGTGGGTTCGGGTTAGGTGAAAAGGGTTACGGCATGGCCTACGGCATTGATCCAGGTGGCGAGCAAGCAAAAATGTTAGCAGAACAATGGAGATAGAAAAATGCCAGGTATATTAGAAGAACTATTAGGTATGCGAAAACAACAGCAAGGCGCACTCGCACAAGTGCCAATGATACCAGGTAAGCAGCCAATGAACCAAAAGCCACAAGGTTTAACTATTAATGACTTTATGGCACAGCCACAAGGCCAAAGCAATATGGCTAAAGTTCAAGAAGAAATGAACAATCTCGAATGGTACGAGAAGTTAGCTAGAGGGTGGTTAATCGGTCAAGAAGGCCGTGACCCATACGCTCAAAGATTCGCAACAGCACGTCAATTAGATAAAATCGCAAGACAAAACGCCCAAGCTAAACAGCAAGCTAAAAACAATTTCCATAACTACAATTTAAGCCAAGAGCAGTTTTCACATCGTAAGAAGAATGACGATAGAACCCACACTCTTAATGAAGCAATGAATGAGCAACGCATCAGGGATTCTCAAAGTCAAAATGCGTATCAAAACTCAATGCTTGGTTTAAAACGTCAAGAAATTGAAGCGGATAATGCACAGGCGTTATATGAAGCAAGCTTGCCTGATGTTAAGGGTGAAAGTACGTTTCGCGGTGAATTTGATAAGAAGGTTGAGAGGCAAAGACTTGTAGGGCGTTCTTTTGATAAGCTTTTAACAGCATCAAAAACGCCTGCTGGTGACTTATCTATGATATTCAATTATATGAAAATGCTTGACCCTGGTGTTGCAGTTCAAGAAGGTGATGTTGCAAACGTAAGAAATGCAGGAAGCGTACCAGACAAGGTTAGAAATATTTATAACGGCCTTGTTAAAGGTGATGATTTAACACCAGAGCAAAGGAGCGACTTTTTGCAAATGGCAAACAGCTTAAATATTGACGCACAGAGCAAATACAATGCTATTTCATCGAAATATATAAGCTGGGCTAATGATTATGGCTTTGATCCATCAAGAATTGTAACGGGTTACGATTACGGTTCATCATATAAAGAACCACAAGAAAAAATTAATCAACAGCCGCAAAACCCATACATACAGCAAAATAAAGATGCACTAAATTTGCTGACACCGCAAGCGTTAGACTTTCTTAATAATCGCAACAAGTAGAGATTACGCATGACTAGAGAAGATATTGCACAAGCATTAAACCAAGCGGTTGAGCAAGGTAATTTTGAAGTTGCCAGCAATTTAGCTGATGTATTAGATTACATGGAAAATAAACCGCAAGCCGATACCCAGCGATTACGAACGGCAGCTCAAGGCTTAACCTTTGGTTATGGCGATGAAATAGAAGCAGGTGTACGCGCTTTGAGTGGTGCGGATTACAAAGAAACACTAGGCGATGTAAGAGGGAAGATTAATGATTACAAGGATGCTTACCCTATTGAATCTACAGCTTACGAGGTGGGTGGCGCACTCGTTCCAGCAATAGCAACAGCACCGTTTACCATGGGTGCTAGTGTTCCTGCAACATTAGGGCGTATTGCCGCTATTGGTGCGACAGAAGGGGCTTTGTATGGTTCTGGTATTGCGACTGAAGGCGAAAGGCTTGAAGGCGCAGGACAAGGTGCTTTATTTGGTGCTGGGTTAGGTTTAGCAGGTTATGGTGTTGGAACTTTAGCAGGCAAGTTTATGCGGCATTCCAGGGAGAAATTGGGCGGTATTAAAACCGATGCAGTACAAAGAGAAATTGACCGCATTGTGGCAGATACAAACTCAACACCAGACGAAGTAATAGCAAGAATTCAAAAAGGTGAAGTGCTGGCCGAAAACCCTGTAATTAATGAACTTGTAAGAAGTTTCCGCTCTTATGGTGGTGAATCGGGTGCAATCATTAAGAACGCACTAGATGAACGCCCAGATAGACTTGCTAAAGAAGCTATGACATCAATTAAGGGCGCGTTAAGTGATAATACAGAAGAATCGGCATTAAAGGCATTTAGGCAGTCTGACGATGCCGCTAGAGCGAATGAATCAAAGCTTTATGATAAAGCGTTTGCACAAGCAGAAGTACTAGACGATGAAATTGTTATGGAGCTTGGCCAGATATTTAAACGTATACCTGGTTCAGCGAAAAAAGTAGATGCAATTTATCGTGCCAAAACAGGACAACCGCTATTTAAAGAAGTCACTGAAGATGGTGAAGTAGTATTTAATCAGCACCCAACACTAGAAGATGCTGAGATTGTACGCAGAGTATTGCGAGAGATAAGCGGTAAATCCTGGAAAGATGGAAACGGCACGTTAGGTGAAGCCGTTGGTTCTCTTGAATCAAGTTTAAAAAGCCATTTAGATGACTTTTCACCTGATTTGAGTAACGCTAGGCAAGCGGCAAAATCATTAAGGCAAGACAGGGATGCTTTTAAGCTAGGCCGTAGCCAGTTTGGGAAAGATACAAACGAGGTTGCATTGCAATTTGAAGATACAATGAAACTAGGCTCAAACCCTTTAGCCGCATACCGTGAAGGTATTTTATCTGGCATTGAAGCCAAAAACACAACAGGATCACGTAAATCACTGATGGGTAATCTAGCAGATGAAAGCCGAAGAGAGGGAGGGGCTTTACGCATCGTTATGCCAGAAGATAATCAAAGCTTAGTGCTAGATAAGATTGAGCTTGCTTCCAACTCACAAAAAGCCAAAAACGCTATTAATGGCGGCAGTCAAACATCAGGCACAACCATGCAGGGTGAAAAAGTTGGGTTAAGCGGGATTAAAACAGTAGCAACAGACTTAATGGATAATAACTGGTCGCAAGCAATCAGAAGCACGGCTAGCATGATTCGCAGTAAAACAACAGGATTAACCGATGCACAACGTACAGAGGTTGCGAAAATCCTAGTTTCTGAAAATCCTGATATGGTTAAAAAAGCAATGGATGGAACATTGACAGGAAGCCAAACTAGAACGCTAATTGAAAACGGCTTGAAAAAAGCAGGCTTTGCATCAGGTTTTGCATCAGGTGGTGTATTAACTGAACGTGATGTTATGGGAGTATTAGCACAATGAGTAAGTTATTTGGCGCACTATATAGCCCTATTAATCAGCTTGACCCCAACGCTCAATATGATGGTGAAATTAGGCCGTATCAGCAGACATGGGGCGAGGCTTTACAAGATGGCGTAAGAAACGCTTATACAGCTTTAGGAGCATCACAAGGCTTGGCTAATAGACACTCTCAAGCAGTGCGTGATTTAGTTGAGTGGACACCTTACCAGTCGGTAATGGATGTTGCAGATTATGCACAAGGCAATGGCTCTGCTTTAGATGCAGGTATTGGAGCAATGGATTTTGTGCCTGGCATCGGTCAAGGTGTAAGCATGGCGGCTAAAAAGATATTTGCAGGCGCTAAAGCAGCAGAGCGTTTAGGCAAGCTAGATGCAATGCGTAAAGCTGAGAAAATGCTTGGTGATGGTCGTGCGCCAGAATATGTGTGGCGGCAAACAGGATTTATGCGTGGTGAAGATGGATTGATGCGTTTTGAAATTCCTGATAATCAAGCTGAATGGAGCTTGGACAAGGTTCGTAAAGAGGGGATGGATTTTTACAAAAACATACATGGACTTGATGAATCAGAAGCATTTAAAGCTACCGAAATAGGCATGGGTGGTGAAATGCAAGATATTCTAAAGCATGATGAACTATATAAGGCGTACCCAGAATTAGCATCAGGACATACTGTAATCAAGAGTTTTGATGATGGCTCAAGAGGAAGTTTTCATCCTAAAAGTGGAGATATAAGCATCAGTAGAAATTTATTGCCTGATGATGCTAAAAGTACACATTTGCACGAGGTACAACACGCAATTCAAAGGCTAGAAGATTTTGATAATGGGTTTAATCCAGGTCTTTCAGAAAACGCTAGATATTTTGCAAACCTAACAAATAACCGAACTATAGAAAACCTGGATGATTACGAAAATGCAATGATGTTTGATAAAACTGAATTAAGTACAAAAAGATCTAAGCTGCATCAAGCAAATCTGTATAGGAATTATCAAAAACTTATTGATTATGCTAACCACCCAAACCCTACATCGCTTAATCGACATATAAGAGGGTTTGAAACCTACTTACATAGTGACGAGTTTAGAGATTTAGATGAAGCCAAAGAATTGTATAGGCGTACATACACAATGCCTAAAAAACACAGGCCAAAGCAAGAAAGGGCAGAGTGGTTACGTAATTATGCTTTTGACTTAGCGCAACTAATGCGTAAAGGGATTGATGACAATATGTTCAAGACTTTTAATGGTGATACCAGAAGCACTAATGGAATGATTAAGGCTTATGAAAGAGATTACGATAAAAAGATTAAAGAGCTTGAGCCATTGTTTGACTACAGAAGACACCAGAAAAAGGTCGAAGGAATAAATGACTTTATGAAAAAAGCAGATGACTTTGATGTTTACCAAAGCAGTCATGGTGAAGCAGAAGCTAGAACCGTTCAATCAAGAATGAACTTGTCTAATGAAGAGCTTAAATACAGTTATCCAGGGCATGATAAAGAGATGCAAAAAGGTGTTTTATGGACTAGAGAAATGATTGGTATGTAGCTTTACAATACCTCGTAATTAAGAATTAGCAGCTTAACAACTTCATCGACTTGAGCCTGTGAATATTTATGCTGGCTTAATTTATTTAAACCAGCTTCGCTAAAGTCATTCCTGGTAGTTGCTATAAACTTTAATGCTTTATCTTTATTTTTAGTTCTACCAATAAAATCACTAGCAGCAATATTAAAAAGATTTATGTCTATTTTTTCTAGCATGATTCTAAATCCTTCGTTTAATTATGAAAATTTATTGTGCCATATTTGTGCCACGGCAATAATGCTAATACCTTGTAAGTAAAGTATTACTATTATTGGTTTGTCACAAAATGAGTGCAGAAAAGGTGTGTTTAATCAAATGGTTAGCTATGGTTGATATGCCTCATAACCCGAAGGTCGTTGGTTCAAATCCAGCCCCCGCTACCACATTCTAAAGCCAGTAATTTCAAAGACTTAGCGGAAATTGATTACTGGTTTTTTTTCGTCTAAATTTTGGCTTTGTGCCAATTTTGTGCCATTTGTGACAAATTCTGATAAATGTTCAACGCTAAAATGAGCGTATCTCTTTACCATTTCAAAAGAATTCCAATTACCTAATTCTTGCAAAATATGTAATGGCGTTCCTTTCTGAACGTGCCACGTTGCCCAGGTATGCCTTAAATCGTGCCAACGGAAATTTGTAATGCCAGCTCGTTTTAATGCTTTAGCCCAGGCTTTGGTATTTACTTCCGTAACTGGATTGCCGTTATAAGTGAAAACATACTTTCTATTTTTACCAAATTGAGCATTGATGATTTCGACAGCTTTATCTGATAAAGGAATAGAAAATGCCGATGTTGATTTAAGCACCTGGTCAACTTCAATCGTTAACACTCTACGGCCTAAATCTATTTGCGACCATTCCAATTCAATTACGTTTGTTTTTCTTAATCCAGTTTCAAGGCTAAACTCAGCCATAAAAGCTAGGTGAGAGGGTAGCTCTTTAAGAAGTCTTAATGCTTCTGATTGAGTCAACCATCTAACCCTTTTTTTAGCGACAGGTAAAAGTCTAATCTTTGGTGGATCACACAATACTTTCCAATCATCTTTGGCTAGGTTTAAGATTGCTCTTACCTTTTCTAATGATTTATTGATAGTTGCATTGCTCACATTATCTTTAGAACGACCATTAATGATTTTTTGTATAATGTGATTGTCTATTTGATGTAGGCTTATTTCGCTTAGATACTCGTCTAATATTCGGAATAAGCTTATATCGTCTTTCTTGCTCTTGTTTGCCGATTCACGCATATAGCGTACAACGGCCTCACGCCATGACATTGTTGGTTTATCACCTACCTGTTGTACTCGCCAATACTCTGCTTTTAACCTATCTAAGAACTCTTGCGCTTTTGCTTTGTCGGAAGTCTTAGAAGATTGTCGTATTCGCTTTCCGCCTGGTGTGGTGAAGCTAACATGCCATGTGTTACCACGTTTTCTGAGTGACATTTGTTAAATTCCTCTTTGTTTGCCACCTTTTCTGCATTAATAGTATGATGCTTTTTAAGGTGATTTAGCAAATCTGTTTCATCAAATAACAGGCGTTTACCCATTTTTATGATCGGTAATCCTAGCTTATGAGCGGCAACCCTAAAGCTTTCTGCGCTTTCAAAATGGCAGAACTCAGCAGCTTGCTCAAGATTCAATAGCGCCATTATCCCACCTCCATAATTTAGAATGCCTTTCTATTAATTTCCTTTTCATCAATCAGCCTTCTTGCCATTGATTCAATCTCAAACAGTGGTAAGTCTGTCACCACTTCCTTAATGCGCTTGTGGTTTTCGTTAAGAATAACGATTTCGTATGAGCCTATGCTTCTTATGTTCATTTGTTACCCTCCAGCTCTTCAACCAATTTACCGATATACCACTGCGCTTTTTTATACTCTTGCAGCGCATCATCTTTGTGACCTGCTCGACTAAGATATTTAAAAGCAGTCAGTCTTAAATGGCCTGTAAACTCTTCATGTGTGGATTTTGCTTTCATATAATTGATTGTCTCAATTCCCCCGACTTTGTAATGATCAGGATTAATCCTGGCTTCCATACGTTGAAATTCTCTTTCTTCTTCAAAGCTTGAAACTGTTTTTAATTCAGTCATGCCGATTCCTTTAA